GCCGCGGTGCAGCTCACATCGGCGTAGGCGACCTTCACAGCGCCGCCGATGCCATGAGAGGCGAACGGGGCCTTGTTGGTGTAGGCAGACGAGGAATACGTGGCCATCAGGGGGCCTCCGAAGAAGAACGGGGGCTTCGGCCCCCGTCAGTTGTGGGGAAGGGATCAGCTGTCGGCGGCGGCGGCCACAAACACCGTCACCATGCCGTTCTGGACGCCGTTGAAGTTGATCTTTTTCACACCCAGAAGCTCCTCTATGGCGACGCCAGGCCGGAAGCCGTAGTCCTTCGCGTAGTCGGTCTTCGGGGTCGGCTCCTGGCCCCACGCCACCGCCACCGCGCCGCCGCCGCACAGGAAGATCGGGCGGACGTCGGCCGAGGAGGCGCCGGCGCCGTCGAAGATGCCCGTGGCGGTCGCCCAGGCGTCGATCTCCGGCACTTCGCGGTGGATGATCCCGTCGTACAGGATGTCGCCGTCCTGGAAGATCGGGTTGGAGTTCATCCCGCCGTTCTCGCGGGCGCGCGCGTCACGGTTGGCGGCCACGATGGTCGAGTCCGCCTTCAGGTCGCGGAACGAGCGCGAGCCGTGGAAGGCCACGTAGTACGCGTAGCCGTCCTTGGTCTTGAACGGCCGGATGTGCGGGTCGGCGTTCTTGGCGATGCGCTTGGCCAGCGACATGGTGGCCGCGGTGGCCTTGTCGTTGGTCGTGTCGCAGTTGCCCAGGGCGGTCGCGAAGGTCGCCGAGTAGTTCGACTTCGCCACGCCGAACAGCACGCGGTCGGAGTTGGCGGCGACCCAGGTGTTGCGGTGGGTCGAGGTCGAGTCCACGGCGTTCACCGTCGTGCCCGAGGTGTCCGTGATGAACGACCCCATGGCGTTGATGATGTCGTCGCGGAACTTCTCCGCCTCCCAGGTCTTCAGCGCGTCCTTGGCCGCGTTCAGGAGGTTGATCTCGGTCTTGTAGCTCTCGGACTTGGGCACGCGCACGGCGTTGCGGCGCCAGTCCACCGAGATCGGCATGTTGTAGTTGGTCAGCTGCTCCTCGTTGCCGTCGAGGGTCTGCGAGCCGGTGACGCCGGAGCCCGTCAGGCGCCCGATGAAGGGCACGTTGATGGTCTTGCCGGATTCCGACAGCTCCTCGAACTTGGTGAGGATGATGCCGCCCTTGTTCTTGTCCGCGTTGGACATGTAGGGCATGAACATCGACTCGTGAACGTACTCCTGGAAGTACGTCGATTGCCAGACCTGCTTCTGGGAAGCAGAGGCGAGAACCACTTCGGCCATTGCCTATTACCTATCGAAGATGGCCGCGTATGCCTGTCCAGGTCCGCTCGGGACGTGCTGGACGCCGCCAGCCGAGGGGGCTGAGGCGATGGACGGCGGTGGCGCGGCGGGTGTGGGGGGAGCGGCCGGAGCCGCGGCGGCTTGCGCCTGGAGCTGGCCTTGTGCGGCCTTCCAGGCCTTGAACTCGGCGAGGACGTCGGGCGTCAGTTCGCTGACCAACTGGTGACGCTGGTACTCGCTGACGACGAACTCGTAGGGATTGCGGTGCGTGAGCACGCGCTGTTGGAAACCGGGAACCTGCGCGTACTGCTCAAGCGCCCATTGCTGGGCGGCGTTGACCGCTTCGTCGCCGTGCTTGGCCCGGGCCATCTCTTCCGAGATGTCGAGCCGCACGTCGAGGATCGCGGCCTGCTGCTGCTGCACCTGGTAGTCTTCGAACCCCTGCGGGTCCTCGAAACGATCGGGGATCGGCGGAGGCGGAGCAGGCGGTGCAGCCTTGAGCGAACGAATTTCGTCGCGCAGCTCCTTGACGACGCTCGCCGGCACGTAGCCGGGCGGGATCTCGGGCTTCACCAGGGGCTCGGGAGCCGGTTCGGGCGCAGGCGCGGGCGCCTGGCTGACGAACTTGCCGTCCGGGCCGCGGGGCGGGCCTTCCGGAGCTGCGATCTGGTCTTCGGGAGGGCTGGGCGGCGGAGCCTCTTGCTCAGCCTTGACCTCTTCCGGCGGCGCGACAGGTTGCTCGGCGGGGGCGTCCCCGCTGAGGAAGTCCAGTTTGTCCATGATCATCCCTCGCCCTTGACGGAGGCGGCCCGTGACGCCCGATCCCCGGCGGCGGGTCCGCAGGCTTGACGCCCCTGCGGCTCGGCGAAGCGCCCGTTAAACCCCGGCGGCGGGCAGCATCGGGGGCGCCATCGCTTGCGCGTGGGCGGCGGCCCCGGTGAACATCTCGGTCGTGGCCTTGGCGTCGGCGAGACGCGCATCGGCCTGGGTCTTCTGAACGTCGGCCTGCAGCTTGGCGCCCTGCATCTGCTGGGCTTGAGCCTGAGCCTGTTGGGCCTGCTCCCGGAACTGCTTCAGCTTGTCCAGCAGGTCGCGCTTGTGCGGGACGGTGGAGAGCTCCAGCAGCATCTCGAACGGCACGGTCTGCGCATAGGCCGGGTTCGACCCGACCAACTGCATCAGGTCCTGGAACTGCTCCTGCTGAACGTTCGCGGTGTCCGGCGTGGAGTCGAGGATGATGTCCACGTCCAGCTCGGCGATCTGGTTGCGGTAGCCGAGGACGGTGGGCCGCACCGTGGGCATCCCGCCCTCACCCATGACCACCTGCGGCGGCCCCATCTGCGGCTCGTTCAGCATCACGAACTGCGGCGCGCCCTCGTCGTCGGTCACGCGAATCCACTGCGGCTCAGTCCAGTACTGTCGGGCTCTGGCCCAGCACTGCCGGTAGATGCGAAGCTCCCAATCCTCCAAGAGCCCGAAGAGGATCGCCAGCTCCACGAGCCCGGCTTGCTGACGGGCCAGGAGCGCCCGGCCGGAACTGTCCGTGCCCTCGCGGCCCAGAACCGCCGGGTTCGGCCCCAAGCGCTCTATCTCGCCTTTGGCCTCCTGCAGCATCTGCAGTTGGCCTTGGGCCATGTCGGTCGTCGGAACGATCACCCAACCCGAAGGGATCGCCCCATCAGGCTTGGCGGCCTCAGCCCTGGCCTCGTCGGCCGAGCCCATCCCGGCCCCGGGCGCAGACTCCTGCACCTGGCGGACGTTGAGCAGGTGGATGCCCTTCGACCGGCGGTGATTGATCTCGTCCTGCGGACCACGCATGTCGCGCGCCGGGCCGTAGCGGTTGTTCTCCCGGTCCACATAGGCCGACGCCGCCACGATCGGGCAGGTCGGCCGGGCCTTGTCGTCCTGATAGGGGCTGTCGCCCTGAGCCAGGATCGCGCCGGAGACGTAGCAGCAGCGCTTCCAGCCGCCTTCGTTGTAGTACAGCTCCACCACCAGCAGCCGGCGGCGCTTCTTGTCCACCCAGGCGTTGCGGCCGTCCGTGGGGCGGTCGGCGAAGCTTTCGTCCGTCGCGTCGCCGGCTTCCAGCGCCGCCTCGACCTCATCCTTCTTGTCGGGGTAGATCGCCGAGACGTCGTCGGCGTACATCCACTTGGCGATGCCCAGGTACTTGGCGTCCGCGAAGTCCTCCCGGCGCGAGCGCGGGTCGTAAAAGAACTCCTCCCAGCGGATCTGCTCGACGGTGATCTGCCGATCGGCGTTGACCAACACCTGCGCCGCCATGGTCCCGGGGACGAGCATATCCTTGAAGCAGCGGATCTTGAGCTGATCGAAGCGGCTGAAGTCCGCCACGAAGCGCAAGGTGTCGGTGGCCAGGTCCGCGGAGTCCTGATCCTTCGGGGTCCGCGGGAAGGCGCGCGGCTCGGACTTGCCCCGCTCCACCACCCCGAGGATGCCGTTGATCGCCGGCTTGAGCCGGTTGATGACGATGTCCGGCTGCCCGCGCTTGCGAAGCTCGCGGATCTCGTCCGCGGTCCACTGCTTGTTGTCGTAATAGTCGATGTCGGTCATCGACTCGGTGCGGGCGGTCTGGGTGAGGTCGCGGGCCTCTTCGAACATCCGCTTCAGGCGCGGAAGATCGTCGGTGGGGGTCACGCTGCCTTCCATGAAGTCCCCCTAGACGGCCCCGACCACAGGTCGGGCGGATTGCGGCTCGGAGCCTGCGGCTTCGGCGGCACGATCGCGCAGTTGACGGCAAACTCGCCGAACGCGTCGCACCCGTGGCTGTTCTCGTCGTGCAGCGGGCCGGTGTAGGCGCGCAGGCTGTCATTCCAGCGCTTGCGGTAGTTGCGCAGCCGATCCAACCCGACCGCACAGGCCTTGGCGTCGAAGCTCACCAGAGGCAGAAGCCGGCGCGTGGCGTTGATCCGCTCGGCCGGGTTCTGCGCCGCACCGACCCTGACCGGCTTCACCCCCAGCTCGAGAAGCGTCTGGTAGCGGGTCTTCGCGCCGGCGCCCCACTCGCGGACCATGACGTCGTGCGGCAGGTGGTGGGTCGCGTACCTGTACGGCTTGGCCTTCATGAACTCCACGACCGCCTCTGGCCCCTCCCCCGAGGTCTCGAAGTAGTCGATGGCCCGCACCTGCCGCCCGTTCTCCTGGAAGAACCAGACGGCCGTGTAGTCGTCCACGCCGATGTCCCAGGCGGTCTTCACCGGCAGCACCGGGTCGTACGGGAAGGCGCCGATCCGTCCGTCCTCGTGCGCCTGCGCCATCGCCGCGCCGTAGTAGGAACCCGGAACGGCCGTGTCGAAGTCCACCAAATACTCGCTGGCGAACTTGGCGAGCCCCTCCTCCTCGGAGCCCGCTTCGGCGATCAGCTCGGCCTTTTCCTTGGCGAGCTGCTCCTCTGAAAAGACGCCCGTGTCTGTGGCCGGCAGCCGTTGCGTGAACCACTCGGGGTCCAGCTCCCGCGCCTCGAACGCCTGGGTCGCATGGTTCCGACCGCGCGGCGTCCATAGGAACAAGGCCCAGCCGCCGTTTTCCGCGAGGATCGGGCGCAGGTAGGTCCACGCTTCCGGCTTGGCGAGCGACCACTCGGAGAAGACCACCCCGATCGGCGTCGTGCCCACGAGGCTGTCGTAGTTGTCGGAGCCGACCACCTGCCACGTCGAGCCGTTGGCGAACTCGATGCGCATGTCCGTGTCGCGCGTCGCGGCCCGCATGGCCTTCGGGAAGGCCTGGTCGATCCGACGAATCCCGGTGTGCGGGTTGACTGCCTCCCAGATGGCTTTACGGGCCTGCGAGGCCTCGGGCAGCATGTGCCAGTAGTTGCCGACCCGCTTCTGGGTGGCGATGGCCGTCCAGTTCAGCGAGACGTCGTCCTTACCCGAGCGGCGATGCCACGCCATGTCCGCCCGCAGCCCCCCGGAGCGAAGATAGCGCCACAACGGCTTCTGGTACTCGCGCGGCAGCCAGCCGTTCGGAAGCCTAATCGTCGTGATCGACAATCTCGATCCTCAGACCCACGTCGCCCTGCACCTTCGCGTCCATGGTGGAAAGCCGCGGGTGCACATACGGCGCGGCGGACTTCGCGGCGTCCAGCCTGCGCGCTTCGTCGGCGCCCTCGTCGCGCATGATCTTGAGCATGTACTCCAGCGGAGTCAGCCCCTCGTTCGCTGCCCTGTCCGCAATCTCGCGGGTCTTCTGTGTGGCCGAGCCCTTCTTGCGGCCAGCGCCGGCCCTAGCGCCTCCGTGAGCCATCTTGATTTTCCTTGAATGATTTCAAGCTGGGCTACGGTAGGTCTCGATGCGGCTGCAGGTCCGGCTCTTGGGTGAGCTGGCTGAGGAGGAAGTCTTCGCGGTGCCGGGGATCGGCCAATTCGCCGACCTTGATCCACCCGACCGGGCTCATGCGCCAGATGGCGGTCCCGTGGACCCGGAGCTCCTGGTGAAGGCCCATCGCGGAGAGGAACGCCTTCTGGATCAGACCGTGCGGGATAGGCCCATCCTTGGGCGGCTTGATCACCGGGCTGCCGCAGCCGAAGCAGATCAGCTCTCCGGTCTCGTTCAGGCCTATGCCGTAGCCTTCGCAGCAGGTGGAGTGCGAAGTGGGCATGGGGTGGGCCTTGGGTTAGCGCCGAGGCTTTGGGAACCTAAAGCCGATCGGTCGGCTCTTGGCCTTTGGCGCGTCGTGAAGCGCCCAAACGGCCGCCTTGCTGACCGAACGCAGTCCGTAGAGCCGAGGCGGCGGGTCGTCGGCGCCTCGGAGGTCGTGGATCTGGCCGTAGCCGTCAACGCCGGTGTACCACCAGTCGTCGTCCATCATCGCCTCTCGGATAGGATCGCGCTCACCCTGGCGGGGGCGGCCCGAAGACTTGGAGCTTGCCAAGACGTCGTGA